AGATTAAAAGCTACAGGAAAATGGTTTCAAGGTAGCACTAAAAGAAACTTATGGATAAACCATGTGTTTCCTATACTTTTAACTGTAAGTTTTATATTTTATTTACTTACATTATAACAAGCGAGAAGAAAATGAATTTATTAGCAGACGAAATAAAAGAATTAATTAAAGAAAGATATTATGAATATATAGAAGAAGGCTATGAATCTTTTGAAGCTATGGAATTAGCTAAAAGAGATATACATGAATCAAAAGAAGTAGAAATAGATAGTTATAATAAAACATATGATGATTCTTTTGAGGTTGACTAATAGTATTTAATACTATATAATAAAATTTTTAATGGGGATTAATATGGATAAAACATGGCTAGACAGGGGTGCTTGTCCTAAGTGTGGGTCAAGTGATGGCAACGTCAATCATGCAGAAGGGTATAGTTTTTGTTTTTCCTGTAACACTAGATTTGGAGAGCAAATGGAACATGAAAAAGTAATACCTATACCTACTGAAAGTAATATAAAAACTGTAGGTGTAACAGGTGCATTGACTGAACGTAATGTTAGTAAGGAAACTGCACAGAAATATCATACACAAGTTAAGGTGAATGGTAACATGAATACACATCACATATACAAATACTTTGATAGTGGTGGAAACAATATTGGTAATAAGATTAGAGATGTAGCTACAAAGAATATGTGGGTAGAAGGTAATGTAACTAATGCAGTATTGTTTGGACAAGATTTATTTACAGGTGGTGGTAAGTATATTACTATTACTGAAGGTGAAGTAGATGCTATGTCTGCCTATGAATTACTAGGTAGCAAGTGGGCATGTGTTTCTATTAAGACAGGTGCAGGGTCTGCTGTACGTGATTGTAGAAAAGCATTTGAATACTTAGATAGCTTTCAGAATATAGTTATATCATTTGATATGGACAAGCAAGGTAAGGAAGCTAGTGAGAAAGTAGCACAGTTGTTTAGTCCTAACAAATGTAAGATAATGAACATGGAATTTAAAGATGCTAATGAGTATCTGAAGATGGGTAAACGTGAGAAGTTTTCACAAGCATGGTGGAACGCAGAACCATTTACTCCTGCAGGAATCACAAACCTTAGAGATTTAGGTGATTCATTATACACAGAAGAGTATTGTGAAACAGTACCATATCCTTGGAGTAAGATGAATGAAAAGACTTATGGTATGAGAACAGGTGAGTTAATTACATTTACATCTGGTGCAGGTATGGGTAAGTCTTCTATTATGAGAGAGCTTATGCATCACTTACTAAAGAATACAAAACATAACATAGGTATACTTGCTTTAGAAGAGAGTATTAAAAATACTGCATTTAATATTATGTCAGTTGAAGCTAATGCTAGATTGTATATCAAAGAGATTAGAGATAAATTTAGTAGAGAACAGTTACAAGATTACCAAAAGAATACAGTTGGTTCTGGTAGGTTCTTTGCCTTTGACCACTTTGGTTCTATTGATAATGACGAGATACTATCACGAGTAAGATACATGGCACAAGCATTAGAATGTAAGTGGGTATTTGTTGACCATCTATCTATACTTGTGTCAGGTCAGGAAGATGGAGATGAAAGAAAGTCTATTGATGTATTGATGACTAAGATGCGTTCTCTTGTAGAACAAACAGGTATTGGTATGTTATTAGTATCACATCTACGTAGACCTGCAGGTGATGCAGGGCATGAGAATGGTAAGGAGATTACTCTATCACATCTTAGAGGTTCAGCATCTATTGCTCACTTGAGTGATGGTGTTATTGGATTAGAAAGAAACCAACAAGATGATGACGAAGTTAAATCTAATACAACTACGATTCGTATTCTAAAGAATAGATATACAGGTGAGACAGGTGTGACTACACATCTACATTATAATAAAGAGACAGGTCGTATGAAAGAGATTGACAATCCTTACGAAGTAGATTATAATACAGAAAATAATGAGGAGGTACCATTCTAATGAAATGTTGGCATTGTGATACAGAAATAATATGGGGAGGAGACCATGATACTGAAGATGAAGAAGGCTATAGTATGGTGACAAATTTAACTTGTCCTAACTGTGGTGCTTTTCATTTAGTATATTTACCTAAAGAAGAAAAAGAGAATGATAAACAAAGGGAGATAGACTTTGAAAGTAGTGCTTGATATAGAAACAGACCAGATAAATGCTACAGTAGTAAACTGTATTGTTGCTAAAGATATTGAGACAAACGTGTCTACAGTATTTGACCCAAGCAACATGCATGTATTTAAGAATTGGTCTAAAGATATTGACCAATACATTATGCACAATGGTTTATCTTTTGATGCACCTGTATTAAATAGACTACTAGGTACATCTATTAAACCTTCACAGGTATTAGATACATTAATACTATCACAGTTATTTAATCCATTGCGTGATGGTGGTCATGGACTACGTGCCTGGGGTGATAGATTTAATTTTCCTAAAGGTGATATAGAATCTTTTGGAAGATATACAGAAGAACTAAAAAGATATTGTATGCAAGATGTAGATATAACACATAAGTTGTATGAACATTTAAAGAAAGAAGGTAAAGGTTTTTCTAGGTCTTCTATTGATTTAGAACATCAGGTCAGAGTTATTATTGACCAACAAGAAAAGAATGGCTTTGCATTAGATGTTCGTAAAGCTATGTCTTTATACAATACATTAAAAGATGAAGCTAGTGCTTTAGAAACATGGGGCAAGACACACTTTGACCCTACAAGAAAAGACTTAAAAACAAAAACAAAATACATACCTTTTAATATAGGTTCACGACAACAGATAGCTGATAGATTACAAGAGCTAGGTTGGAAACCTAAAAGTCATACTGATAAAGGTAATGTAATTGTTAATGAAGAAGTTTTGAATAGCATAGACTTAGAAGAAGCAAAGAAGTTTGCTAGGTATTTGTTATTACAAAAAAGAATTGCACAGATTAAATCTTGGATTGAATCGTGTAATGATAAGGATGGTAGAGTACATGGTAGAGTTATGACATTACGTACTGTGACAGGTCGTATGGCACATAACAGTCCTAACATGGCTCAGATTCCTGCTGTTCGTTCTCCATATGGTAAAGAGTGTAGGGAATGTTGGACTGTTGACAATCCCTATACTCACTCCATTGTTGGTACTGATGCTAGTGGTTTAGAACTTAGATGTTTAGCACATCTTATGGATGATAAAAACTTTACTGAAGAAGTTTTAAATGGTGATATACATACAGCTAATATGAAGATGGCAGGTTTGACAGATAGAGACCAAGCCAAAACATTTATATATGCTTTTATGTATGGTGCAGGTGCAGCGAAAATAGGTAAGATAGTAGGTGCAGGTGCTAAAGAAGGACAGATATTAATAGATAGGTTTCTTTCTAATATGCCTGCTCTTAAAAGAGTTAGGGATAGTGTAACTGAAACAGCTAAGAGAGGTAAGATAAGAGGTATTGATGGTAGACTATTGCATGTACGTTCTCCACATAGTGCATTAAATACATTACTGCAAGGTGCAGGTGCTGTTGTATGTAAGTTGTGGTTAATAAACATGAATAAAAGAATAGTACAAACAGGTGTTGATGCTAAGTTAGTTGCATCTATACATGATGAATACCAATATGAAGTTGCAAAGAAAGATGTAAAAAGATTTGGTAGTATTACCAAAGATGCTATGAAAGATACAGAGCATCAGTTAAAGATGAAGTGTCCATTGGATAGTGAATGGAAGGAAGGGAATACATGGGCAGAGACACATTAGTAAAAGAGTTTAAAGGTAGACATGACCATAAAGATTACATTAAACGTGGTATTAAAACAGAGAATATGTTTATAGATGAAGCATTTAAATTAGGATATCAAGTAGAAGTTGCTTCTGATTCTCAAAATATGTCTGACCATATTGATTTAATTTTAATGAAAGGAGATGAAACATTTACAGTAGATGTAAAAGCAAGAAGAACAGGAACAGATAAGTCAAAAGGTTTTGATGACTTATGGACTGTAGTGGAGTTCAAGAATACTATGGGTAATTCAGGTTGGTTATATGGTAAGTGTGATTACTTTGTTTTTGAACAGGAAGATGAATATGTTTTTGCTAACTCTGAAGAGTTGAGAGAGTTGTGTCACGAAGTTGTAGACTTAAATGATAAGGTTAAATATTTTCGTGAAGCAAACTATAAAGTTTGGGGTAGGAGTTATCAAAACAAAAAAGACTTAATATCTAGAATAGAAATGTCAAAAATATTACAATTAAAAAGTACATTTAATTGGAAAAAAAGCCTTGACTTTTCTACGAGGGTATGCGATAATTCTATTTTAACAACAATAAAGGATAATAATATGAGTGTAATAAAAGGTAATGCCCATTGGGCAAGTATAACAAGTCCAAATACAACATTTGATTCAGATGGTGTATGGACTGTAGATGTAGGTAATCTTGACGAGAAGAATAAAAAGATTGCTCAAGCTGATGGAATCTCTATTAAGAATAAAGGAGATGACAGAGGTGACTTTGTTACTATCAAAAGAAAAGTAAGAAGAAAAGATGGTAACTTAAATAAAGCTCCTGAAGTTGTAGATGCTCAGAAGAGAGCAATGATTGGTACATTAATTGGTAATGGTTCTGAAGTTAATGTATTATACTCTACATATGAGTGGGAGTTTGGTGGTAAGTCTGGTGTATCTGCTGACTTGAGAGCAATACAAGTAACCAACTTAGTACCTTATAATGTAGATGCTGATGCAGATGATGCATTTGGTGTAGTTGAAGATGGTTTTGTATCTAAAGAAGCTGACTCAGAAGTTTCTTTTGCTAGTTAATCTTTAACCTAGAAAGGATAGTGTCCTATATTTACTCCATTTATATAGGACACTATATTAGATATGAAAACAATAGACACATTAGTAGAGGATATATATAATTTATTTGACCCTATGGTTACGAATACTATAGATGATAAAGAATTAGATAAACATCTAAAAGAATTTACAAAGAACGTAACTAATAATATTAAAACTGTTTTAAATGAACAACCTAGAAAGCAAAGAAGATTATCTTTATCAGCTATAGGTAAACCTACTAGACAGTTATGGTATGATAAACACTCTAGTTCAGAAGCAAGACCTATATCTTCTGCTACTAGAATTAAATTTTTATATGGTCATATACTTGAGGACTTACTTATACTATTGTCTAGAGCATCTGGTCATACTGTTACTGAAGAACAGAAACAAGTACAGGTAGAAGGTATTAAAGGACATCAAGACTGTAAGATAGATGGTGAGTTAGTAGATTGTAAGAGTGCTAGTGGTTACTCATTTAAAAAGTTTGCTAATAATAACTTAGCTAATGATGACCCTTTTGGATACATAGCACAGATATCTGCATACTCTGCAGGTAATGATGTTAAAGAAGCATACTTCTTAGCTATAGATAAACAACATGGCAACCTTGCCTTAACAAGAGTACATGATTTGGAGATGATAGATGCAAAAGAAAGAATTAAATATCTCAAAGGTGCGTTGGAAAGCACAACACCTCCTGATAGATGTTATAGTGATATTCCTGAAGGTGCTTCTGGTAATCGTAAGCTTGCTATTGGTTGTGTCTTTTGTGCTCATAAGAGAGAGTGTTGGTCTGATGCTAACAATGGTAAAGGGCTTCGTGCATTTAAGTATGAAAGAGGTACAACGTATCTTACACAAGTTTCAAAAGAACCTAGGGTTCAAGAAAATTTAGATTGGTAAAGGAGAAAATATGAAGACATTTATTTATGATGCAGTAAGAGGACATTATGTTTCAGAAAGAGATAAGGCTATAGCTAATATTAAATTACATACAGGCAATCCTGTGGGTGTAGGTGAACATCCTAAAATTATAGAAGATATTATTGAGCTAACACATAAAGCATCTGAAGCACAAGATTCAATAGAGATGTTAGATAAGATAATGGAAAATGAAAAATAATATAGATATATTTATAGATGTAGAACATAAGAAACAGGAAGCTCCTGAACGTGGTTTATTTTTATCTGTTATATTACAAGCATTGTTAGATGCTACTAATGATAAAAGTAAAGTAAACAAAGACAGAGCTATAGCTTGGTTTTTTTGTAGTGTTGGTGTAACGTGTGATAACTTTGAGCAGATATGTGACCATGCAGGAATGAGTCCTTCATACACAAGAAGTTTTGCATACAAAGTTATTCACTCACCTGATTTAAAATATGTTAGACAAAGAATAAAAAAGATGTTATAATATGTTCTTTGATTTATTAACATTTTTTATAATAGGATTAATTTTAGGTATGTTTATTGTTTTAATTGCATACTTTTTAACAAGATTATAGGGGAATAAATATGGGAATGATGGATGATGCTATAGCAGAAACAGTTAAAGATAAAAAAGATTTTAAGAAAACAAATATAAAGAAGGAAGCTATTATAGCTACAGATAGACAGGTAGGTGGTGACCATTATAAAACATGTAAGATACAACCTGTTGATTATATTGTAGAAAATAACCTTACTTTTCTTGAAGGTAATGTAGTAAAGTATATTACAAGACATAGAAGAAAAGGTGAAGGTGCAAGAGACATTGAGAAAGTAATACATTATTGTGAATTAATATTGGAGAAAGATTATGGCAGGGAATAACTATTTACCTACAGAGTATCAGACGTTTATACATGCGTCTAGATATGCACGTTGGTTACAAGAAGATAACAGAAGAGAGAGTTGGATTGAAACAGTATCTAGATTTAGTAACTTTTTTCAAGGACACTTAGATAAAAATCTAGGTGTTGTTTTACCTTCAGAAGTATGGAGAAGAATAGAAGATAGTATTATAGGACTACAAGTTATGCCTTCTATGAGAGCATTGATGACAGCAGGTCCTGCATTAGAAAGAGAAAACATATCAGGATATAATTGTTCTTATACTCCTATAGATAGTCCACGTTCTTTTGATGAGATACTTTATATACTTATGAATGGTACAGGTGTAGGTTTCTCTGTTGAAAGAGAAGGTGTTAATCAATTACCTACTATACCTGATAGAGAGTTTGAACAAACAGAAGATGTTATATCTGTAGCTGATTCTAAAGA